TGAGCGACTTGGCGAACGCGGCTACGGCACGGACAAACCTCGGCCTGGGCAACGTCGAGAACAAATCCAGTGCCACGATCCGCGGGGAGCTGACCAGCAGCAACGTCACGACTGCGCTCGGCTTCACGCCGTACAACGCGACCAACCCAAGCGGCTTCATCTCGGGCATCACCAGCTCGATGGTGACAACGGCACTTGGGTACACGCCGTACAACTCGACGAACCCGAGCGGTTACATCACCAGCGCAGCGCTGAGCAGCTATTTGCCGCTGAGCGGCGGGACACTCAGTGGGCAACTGAACATCGGCACGAGCACCAACCTGTCATTCGGGAGCCAGACCCGGCAGATGATAAATCTGTGGGGAACCCAGTACGGCATCGGCATTCAATCATCTACGACGTACTTCAGGTCTGATGGTCGGTTCTCGTGGCACCGCGGCGGCTCTCACAACGACAACGAGAACAACGCCGGCGGCGGCACCGTTGCAATGACGCTGGATAGCAGCAGCTTCCTGTATCCGGCGGGCGGGCTCCGCGCTCCACAAATCACTGCTGGTGGCTCCACCAACACTGACGTTCAATTCGGCGTTCAGGGCACTTCTCACCTTGCTGGCGACACTTACCTCGGCGGCTCGGTTGGTAACGTCAACTCGTGGTCTGCAAAGCTATCTTCGAGCGGGGGTACCACAACCCTTAGCAGCAGCCGGTTTGTGGTTGATCGGTTCGGGTATGGCTCTCAGCCCCTTATCGACGCGCAGCTCAGTCTAATTACGTTGGGCCAGCCCACTCGTATTGAGGGCGGCATTCGCCAAGGTGCAGACATGGCTCGCCCGCTCGCGCAGTGGAGTGCGACCAGTGCTACTGGCATGGTGTACTTCGAGTTGCCTGGAACGACCAGCAACTACGGCATGATTCACGCCGTTATCGACATCTACGAGTACAACAGCAACAGCGTCAGCACCGTAATTGTTGGCGGCCACAACTGGAATGGCGCCTGGTACAACGTCGGCGCCAATGTCATTGGTCAGACAGACAAGGCTGTGCGCCTTGGGGTGCGCGGCGGCAAGTACGTCATCTGCATCGGTTCCGCTGGGTCTTCGTGGTCTTACGGCACTGTGGTGCTGCGCAAGATTCACAACGGCGGCTACTACTCCGGAATCATGGATATGGGCGCGACGTTTGTCGCTGCCATTACAACATCTGAATCGCTAACATCAGACACCGGCGATCTGCGAGCACTTAGGACCCCGTCGAGCTTCAATGCTGGCGGTGCCATTACTCAAGCAGGGAATCAAGTCCTCCACGCTGGCAACTACACCAGCTACGCACTGCCGCTGAGTGGCGGGACGTTGACCGGAGTTCTTTCCTCAAACAAGCCTATAAACTTATCCAACGCAACGTATGGCACTCAAGCGAATTTAGTTGGCAACTGGTCGGGCGCTGGCTGGTGGGGCCTCGGGTCAGAAACTGGTCACATTATCAAGCTCGACCAAGTGGCATCCGCTGATACTGCAGCTCCTACATGGGTTGGGGCTACAGATGTAACGCTAAAGCTGGGCACTAAGACCGTTCTTGATTCGGGCAACTACACCAGCTACAGCCCCTCTCTGACCGGCTCCGGTGCGACTGGCACATGGGGTATTTCAATTACCGGCTCGTCAGCATCCACTACCGGCAATGCTGCGACCGCCACGGCCCTGCAAACAGCTCGCACCATCAATGGAGTGAGCTTCAACGGTACAGCGAACATCACCGTCGCGGACAGCACAAAGCTGCCGCTGGGTGGCGGGACGCTGACTGGCGCTACAAAAATCAAAGCAGGCCACAGCAATACCAGATTCCAGCTTCACTACAACCACGATGACGCCGACACCACGAGCGCGTACGCCGGGTACTTGACGCTCTGGGCTTCTGAGCCCGGTATCAGCTACCCGGAGACCGGCATTGGCGGCAACATCAATATCGGCGGCCAGCACTACGGAAGGGCTACTTCGGGGCTGCCTTATGGTGTGTATCTCCGCTTTAACGCGACTGAAGGCACGAGCGAATTTTGGTCTACCACCGGAGCGGTGGGAGTTGCGGGCGGACAGGGGTCTCGAAAAGCCTATGTGGACGCAAGTGGTGAGCTTTGGGCAACAGGCAGCGCTCACAAAGTCCTTCACGCAGGCAACTACAGCAGTTACGCACTGCCACTAAGTGGCGGAACGCTGAGCGGCGACATTACTTTCTCAAATGGTCGCAAAGGTTTGGTCGGAGTCTATGACGCTACACAAACCCAAGCCATCTTTGCGATGGGCTCAAGCTACAAGTTGCAGGATGGTGGCAGCAGCTCTAGCTACGGCAACTTCTATGGTCTTGGTTGGTCCTACAATCCTGACTACGGCGGTGCTGGCAACAACCCGCAATCGAAGGCGGGGCTGAGCCACCAGTTGCTGCTTATGATGGCCGGAACAACTCGGACAGCCATAGGCACTGGCATCTGGACCGATGGCACCATAACTGCAACCGGTGGCGTAGCAGCAAGTGGCGCAATCACGCAGGCTGGAAACCAGGTCCTCCATGCAGGTAATTGGACAAACTATGTTCAGATTCCGTACACAGGTTGGCCAGGCTCACCTGGCACAGATGCAAATACGTTCTTAGGAGGTAATTGGCTACGTTCGTCGTTTACGTATTCAAATAACGCGCCTTGGACTGGACCGATCTTTAGTGCACCGGCTGGTGGCTACGATCTGCAGATAAATGGCCAATATAGTGGACATGAGTTTTCGATCCGCAGCCGTAATGGGGATGCTGGTTCGTGGATGGCTTGGAAGCGCATTCTGACGGACTATAACTACAACTCATGGGCTCCATCACTGACTGGCTCCGGTGCATCTGGCACTTGGGGCATCAGCATTACCGGCAACGCCGCAACTGCATACGGCTTAGCTGTACACACAGGTCGCAACAACGAAGCCAATAAAGTAGTACGCACAGATGGCAGTGGTTATATTCAAGCTGGCTGGATTAACACTACCAGCGGAGATAATGGCACAACTGCCATTGATCGTGTTTACGCGTCCAGTGACGGATACATTCGTTACTACACACCTGCTAACTTCCGCCAAGTACTAGACGTACCGACACGTACTGGCGGCAGTGCATCTGGTACATGGGGCATTAGTGTCACTGGTAGCTCAGCAACTACTGCAGCAGTTAGCAGCAGTACCTACGGCAGCACTACTTTTACTTGGCGACAAGAGTCAGGAACTTTTGCTGGGCAAACAGGTTGGGCTAGCTACTTAATTTCAAGCCACGGAGATGGGGCAACTTACTACAACCAGACGATCATCATGCCGTTCTGGGGTGCTCCACAGTACTCGCGTCTTGAGGGTGGCACCTTTAAAGGCCCTTACACCTTCTTAACAACAGAAAATTACACCAGCTACGCGCTGCCATTAAGCGGGGGAAATGTAACTGGTAGCACCCAGATCGCATCGCTTGGCGTAGGCACAGCTGCATCAGGCACTGCTGGCGAGATCCGCGCCACAAACAACATCACGGCCTACTACTCTTCTGACATCAGGTTCAAAGAGAACATTCACGAAATCACCAGCGCCGCAAGCATCGTTTGCGCAATCGGAGGCAAGTACTTTGACTGGAGTGATGCCTACCTTGCTGACCACGGCGGCGAGGACGGCTACTTCCTCCAGAAGCAAGACTTTGGCGTGATTGCCCAGGATGTTGAAAAAGTATTCCCTCGAGCCGTTCGCAAGCGCCCAGACGGCTCGCTTGCCGTGGACTACGAGAAGCTGTCGGCCTTGGCCTTTGCGGCAATCCGTGAGCAGCAGGCACGCCTTGAGCGACTAGAATCCCTTGTCAACCTTTTAATTGGAGACTGATATGTCTGAAGAAACCCTGATCCAACAACCTGTTGCTCCGACCTACACGGCGGAGTTCACCACCATCATCACCGGCATCCGCACGGGCACCGTCGGCGAGCTTGTCGACGTGGTCAAGAAGGTCGAGTTCACCGTGCGCGGTTCGCTGCAAGGCCAGACGTTCGAGCTGCCGCAGTCGTGCGACCTGACCGAGCCGGAGGCTGCGGCGTTCAAGCCGCTGGATCAAGTAACCGAAGCCGACGTAGTGACTTGGGTCGAGGAGAACTTCGACAACTGGGATGGTGTGAAGAGCCACATCCAGTACGTGCTCGACCGCGAAGCCGCGAAGGCGGCCCTCGAGTCCAAGCCGCTGCCCTGGGCCCCGGCACCTGAACCAACCCCCGAGCCCGCTGCGGAGTAACAGATGGCGCTTCAGTCCTCCGGCGCGATCAGCCTGTCTAACGTCAACGTCGAGTTGGGGCGTTCTGCCACAGCTCAGATCAGCCTTGGCGAATCGGCAGTGCGAAACCTCGCCGGAGTGGCAAGTGGCGCCATTTCGCTGGCAAACCTGTACGGCAAGTCGAACATCACGATCTCGCTGGCAAGCGTTGCCGGTGTGTACGGCTCAGCGAACCCTGGCCAGACAGCATCCGCCGGCATCGATTTCAATACGAACGGCACCTTCACCAGCGGCAACTGGGCGTCGCCGACGACAACTGGCATCGGTAGTAGCTACTGGATCAGGTTCACCCAGACCTCCTCAATCAGCACCACGACGCTGACCGGCTCCGGCACTGGCGTATGGTTGCAACTCAACGCCGTCAGGTCTATCGGGGTAACGAAGAACACGAACGGCTACGGCTCTCGGACGTTCACCATCGAGATTTCCACCAACAGCTCAGGTACGAACATCGTCGCCACAAAGACGGGCGTGGAGATCGCCGCAGAGATTATTTTCTGAGTAGTAAGGAAGCAAGCATGGAGCCAGGAGAAATCGACCCAGTGAAGTACGGCGTTCTGTGGGAGCGCGTGCAGAACATGGACAAGAAGATGGACCGTATGGAGGGTCAGATTGAGCAGTTGCTCGAACTGGCCAACAAGTCCAAGGGCGGTTTCTGGATGGGCATGACCATCGCTTCGATGGTGGGCGGCGCGTTCGCCTGGATTGTTAGTCACTTGCGCGGGGGGTAGCCATGCTTGTAGAGATCGCCGCAGCGAACGCCGCCTTCGCAGTCATAAAAGAGGCAGTAGCTAACTCCGGCGACCTCATGGCCGCGGGCAAGAAGTTGTTCGAGTACTTCGACGCCAAAGCGGCGATCCAGAAGCGAGCCAACGAAAACCCGGGGCGCAGCGACATGGAGGAATTCATGGCGCTTGAGCAACTCCGGCAACAAGAAGAGCACCTGCGCGAGTCGATGATCTACGCAGGGCGCCCAGGCATGTGGGAGGACTGGCTCAAGTTCCAGGCCGAAGCCGCACGCAAACGCGAGGCAGCCAAACGTGCTGTTGAACGCGCCGCAGCCCTCAAACGACAGGAGTTTGAGCGGATGGTTGAGATATTTGCCGTCTCTCTGGGGGTGTTCACCCTTGCGATGCTCCTCATGTGGGGCGGCTGGTTTGTGTTTCGGTACCTGAGGAGCTGACATGCTTTCACTGCTATCTACGCTCGGCGGCTTGTTGATTTCTGGCCTGCCAAAGTTGCTGGACTACTTTCAGACAAGGTCTGACCAGAAGCACGAGCTGGCCCTCGCAAAGATGCAGACCGAGCGGGAGCTGCACCTGGCCGCCGCGGGCTACGCCGCCCAAGCCAGGGTCGAGGAAATTCGCACGGACCAAATCTCGATGCAGACCGAAGCAGCCATGACACAGGCGGCGCTTGACCACGACAAGGCTGTGCTTGCAAAAGCTTCGCGCTGGGTGGCCAACTACGTAGGCACGGTGCGCCCGACGGTGACGTACATCTTCGTGCTGGAGCTCGTCGCGATCAACGCGTTCTTGGCCTACTACCTGTGGAGCAGTCCGCACCTGATCCAGAACATCGACGATGTCCTGCGCTATGCCGACATCATCTTCAGCGAGGATGAAATGGCCATGCTAGGCGGCATCATCGGCTTCTGGTTCGGCTCGAGAAACTGGAGCAAGAGGTGAGAACTTCGGACAAGGGCATCCACCTGATGCACCTGTTCGAGGGGTATAGGGACCAACCCTACCTCTGCTCGGCGCACATGTGGACCATTGGCTGGGGGCATGTCCTGTACCAGGACCAGATCAAACTGCCCATTGCCCGCGTCGATGGCTACACAGGCCCGATCCGCAGAGACTATCAACTACAAGCAAAGGACAATCGTGTCTGGTCGAAACCCGAACTGGAAGAGATATTCAAGGCTGACCTCGTCACTTTTGAACGCGGTGTTCTTCGACTTGCTCCCAATCTGGCTGGCCGTCAGCACAGCTTTGACGCTTGCGTCGCTTTTGCGTTCAACGTAGGCACGGGCAATTTTCAGCGCAGCTCGATCCGCCAGCGCATCCTGCGCGAAGACTGGGAAGGCGCTGCCGACGCGTTCATGATGTGGACCAAGGCCGGCGGGCAGGTCCTGCGCGGGCTCGTGCGCCGCCGCGAGGCGGAGAAGGCGTTGTTCCTTTTGGACGACGAAGCTCATAGCACATAAAATGATGTGTAGTAACTAACAGGGGCTGCCATGGCTGTGATTCGTTTTGCGGGCTTTCTTGGAGAGAATCGGGCAGTCGAACCGAAGCTCCTGTCCGAGGCGGTCTGCACCGTCTCACGCAACCAAAAGCCCGGACGTGGTGACCTGCGTTCGTGGAAGGCCCCCTCCACGGTTGCGACTGTGCCGTCTGGTCGGGCGACCATCTATCGCATGGGCCGCGATGTGGCCAGCGATTCGCAGTACTGGCTGAGCTGGACCACTGTCGTGCACGCCGTGCGCGGCTTCTCCGCAGACGACACCACCGAGCAGACTTTCTACACCGGTGACGGGGCGCCCAAGTTCACCAACAACGTGATCGGCCTGGCGTCCGCCCCGTACCCGACGTCCAGCCGTCCCATGGGGGTGCCGGCTCCTTCCCAGGCGCCCACGGTGTCCGCGCCTGCTCCAGCAGCGGAAGACACCAAGGAGTCGTACTTCTACGTCTACACCTACGTCAACGATCTCGGCTGGGAGTCCGCCCCCTCTCCGGTGAGCGCAATGGTGACCCGAGACGTTACCGACACCACGACGATCAGCGCCTTTGCGGCGCCGCCTGCGGGCAACTACAACGTCACCGCGATCCGCATCTACCGCACGCAGACCGGAACTGACACCAACTTCTACTTCCTGCGCGAAGTCGCGCTGGCGACCAGCACGACAACCGACGACAACCGTGCACTGGGCGAGCTGATCGAGACGGTGGGCTGGCTACCCGCTCCAGGCATTCCGACAGGGGGCGCGACTAACATTACCGAGCCCACCCTGAGTGACCTGACCGCGTTGTGGAACGGCATGATGGCCGGCATCAGCGGCAACTCCGTGAGGTTCTGCGAGGCCTATGCACCTTACGCCTGGCCTGCGGCCTACGACGTGATTCCGCCAGACGGCAAGCCGGTGGGTCTTGGGGTGTTTGGTCAGAACCTGCTCGTGCTCACCACCGGGCGTCCACTGCTTGTGACCGGCTCGGGCCCTGAAGCCATGGACCAGCAGCCCGTGGAAATGCCCCAGGGGTGCGTCGCGCCTCGATCCGTGGTGTCCATGGGCTCGGGTGTGGCCTGGGCGTCCGAGGACGGTCTGTGCTGGTTCGGCGCCGGCGGCCCTCGCATCCTCACCGCCGGCATCATGTTGCGCGAGGACTGGCAGGCGCTTGTGCCGAGCTCGATCATCGGCAAGATGTACGAGGGGCTGTACTTCGGCAGCTACGACGACGGCTCCGGGCGCAAGGGCTTCATGATTAACCCGAGCGACCCCCAGGGCATCTACTTCCTGGACGCCGGATACACGGCGCTGCACTTTGACGAGCTCAAGGACCAGCTCTATGTGCTCTCGGGCACCAGCGTGCAGAAGTGGGACTCGGGCGCCCAGATGACGTTCCGGGCCCGCAGCAAAGTCTTCAAGCAGCCGGTGCCCCACAACTTCGGCGCCGCCGAGGTGATTGCCTCCGCATATCCGGTGACGTTCCGGCTGTACGCCGATGGCGTACTCAAACACACCGAGACCGTGGCCGGGCGTAACCCATTCAGGCTGCCATCAGGTTTCCGGGCGTTCGACTACCAGATTGAGCTGGAGGGCACCAACGCCGTCCAGGGAGTCGCCGTGGCCAGCGCGGTTGAGGAGCTCAAGCAGGTATGAGAACCGATCTTCCGAACGACAAGGCCTCGAACTTCAACGCTCGCGTACGCGAGACGTTGATGACCTATCTGGGGCGGCAAGGTAACCCGCTCGACCGCGGTCTGACGCTGCGTGATCTGGTTGAGTCGGGCATCGTCAAGCTCGATGGCCCGCTGCGCCCCGGCGGCTCGATCCCGCTGGCCCCCGGAACTGCTATCGGCGACACGGAGGTGGACCTCACGCCGCCGCCCACGCCTACAGGGTTTACCCTAACCCCAGGCATCAGCTACGTCTTTGTCGAGCACGACAGCCCTGTGTTCTTGCAGGGCGGCGGGTACTTCCGCACTCGACTGTACGGCGCAACCCGTGAGCCAGGAGCCCCGGCGCCGGTGTTCGCAGACGCGATAGAGCTTGCCCAGTACTTTGGCGTTACCTACGCGCACCCAACCAATCCCGCCACGACGTGGCACATGTGGATCAAGTGGGAGTCGAACGCCGGCGTGCTCAGCGTGAATCCGGCTGGCGGGACCAACGGCATCGCCGTCACCACAGGCCAGGACGTCACCAAGCTGCTCGAGGCGCTGACTGGCGAGATCACGCAGAGCCAGCTCTTTGCGGACCTTGGAGCCCGGATCGACCTGATCGACGCCAGTGCATTGGTGAACGGCTCGGTGAACAACCGCCTGGCCGCCGTGGAGGACTTGCTGTCTTCGCGCATCGACACCGTGCAGGCCCAAGTCAACGACCTGACCGACACGCCGACCTACAACAACGCGACCGCGTACAACACGGATGACCTGGTCGTCTACAACGGCGGCATCTACCGAGCCAAGCAGCCTACGACCGGCAACCTGCCGACCAACAGCACGTACTGGGAGCTGATAGGCAACTACACCTCGCTTGGGGCGGCTGTTGCTGCGCATACATCCCAGATTTCGACACTGAACACCGGGCTCGCTGCGGAGGTATCCGCCAGAACATCCCTTGCGGCGGCGGTCAACGATCCAACGACCGGGCTTGCAGCGACTCGCTCGCTGCTGACCACCAGCTACTACACCAAGGCCTCGACTGACTCGGCCATCGCTGCGGCGACGCTCGGCATGGTCACTACGACCGCGCTCAATACGGCGTTGGGGGCGTACACCAACACAGCTACGCTCCAGCAGAACTACTACACCAAGACCGCAACGGACTCGGCCATCTCGACGGCGACCACCGGCCTGGTATCCACGACCGCGCTCAACTCGGCGCTGGGTGCCTACACGACGACGGCGAGCCTCCAGCAGAACTACTACACGAAGACGCAGGCCGACTCGGCCATCTCGGTTGCGACAACTGGGCTCGTCTCGACCAACACACTGAACACCACGCTGGCCAGCTACGTCACGAACGCGACGCTAACCAACCAGTACTACACGAAGACGCAGACCGACTCGGCCATCTCGGTGGCCACGACCAACCTGGTCTCGACGACTACGCTCAACACGACGCTGGGCAGCTATGTCACGAACGCGACGCTGACCAACCAGTACTACACCAAGACCGCCACTGACAGCGCCATCAGCAGCGCGACGACCAACCTGGTCTCGACCACTGCGCTCAACACTGCGTTGGCGGCCTACCCGACAACGGCAACCCTGTCGGCCAACTACTTCACCAAGACGGAGACCAACTCCGCCATCAGCAGCGCCACACAGAACCTCGTCTCGACGACAGCGCTCAGCACGGCGCTCGGTGCCTATACGACGACTGCGTCTCTACAGACCAACTACTACACCAAGACCCAGACCGACAGCGCGATCTCCTCGGCCACGTCGACGCTGGTATCCACCACTGCGCTCAACACCGCCCTGAGCGCGTACACGAACACCGCCGCCCTTCAGCAGAACTACTACACTAAGACGGAGACCAACTCGGCGATCAGCAGCGCTACGTCAACGCTCGTCTCGACGACCGCACTCAACACAGCCCTGAGCAGCTACACGACGACGGCGGCGCTCCAGCAGAACTACTACACCAAGACCCAGACCGACTCAGCGATCAGCTCTTCGGCCACGACGCTCACGAGCCAGTTCAACAACACCCTGACTGGGTACGCCACGACGGCTGCGGTCCAGCAGAGCTACTACGCCAAGGCGTCCGGCGAATCGCTGGAAGGCAAGTACACCGTCAAGGTCGACCTCAACGGGTATGTCAGCGGGTTCGGGCTGGCGTCTACCGCCAACACGGCGACTGCATCCAGCTCGTTCATCGTCCGGGCGGACTCGTTCTCCGTGGCCTCGCCTAGCGGGCCTGGAATCACGCCAGTGGTGCCGTTCATCGTGCGCACCACCCAGACAACGGTCAACGGCGTGTCTGTGCCGCCAGGCGTCTACATCAACGGTGCGTTCATCCAGGGCGGCTCCATTCAGGGTGCGAGCATCGCCGGCGGCACGATTGAGAACTCCAAGCTCATCGACGTTTCGGCCAACAAGATCACTGGTGCGGCCCTCGTATCCACCTCGTACATCGAGAGCGCCGGGTATGTGGCGGGCACGAGCGGCTGGAAGATTCACGGCAACGGCACCGCGGAGTTCGCAGCGGCTTCGATTCGTGGGCAGCTCACCGCCGCGCAGATCGACTCTCGTGGGCTGTCCATCAAGGACGCCAATGGCAACATCATCCTGGCGGCCGGCACGCCTCTGAGCACTGCCAACATCTCTGGGCTTGGAAGCCTGGCCACGCAGAGTTCCGTCAGCACCAACCAGGTCACTGGGCTGGGTACGCTCGCCACGCAGAACACGGTGACCACCGGGCAGGTCACGGGGCTTGGCAGT